TATATAGATTTAAGGATGGTATTCCAATCACCATATAATAAGATATCTAAAAAATCAAAGACAACTTATGCTCAATGGTGTGAGAAACATGACATTCCTTGGGCATCATTCCACGATATTCCACTCGAATGGTTGATCTAAGCGAATTTCTTAGACATGAACCTTGCGATAATTGTGGCTCATCAGATGCTAATTCAGTATATACTGATGGTCACAAGTATTGCTTTTCTTGTCACACATACACACCCGCAGAGGGTATAAATCTTAATTCACAGTCAAGAAGGATGAACACTAATGTCACTTACAGAGGAGAACCAGAAGCCCTCAGAAGAAGAGGATTGTCTGAAAAGACTTGCCAATTCTTCAGGATTTACAGAGACGGAGCTACTTTACGCTTTCCATATTACACAAGCGATGGAGTTCTTAACGGATTCAAAATAAAGAATAAACAGAAAGAGTTTACATATGAAGGAATTTCCACTGATACCTTATTCGGTCAGCATTTGTTTCCTAATACTGGTAAACGTGTTGTTGTTACTGAAGGTGAACTAGATGCTGCAAGTTGTTATGAAGCTATGTCAGGTTGGCCGATGGTCTCTTTGCCTCATGGAGCAGCTTCCGCAAAGAAGGATTTACAGAAACAAATACCGTTCTTTCAAGGGTATGAAGAGATCGTACTTTTCTTTGACGGGGACGAACCTGGCAGGAAAGCGGCTGAAGAGGCGGCGAGTATACTTCCAGTCGGCAAAGTCAAGATCGCTAGACTTGAACAATACAAAGACCCTTCCGAGGCATTACAGGCTAACAATGCTGATGCGATACGAAAGGCTATTTGGGAAGCTAAACCATGGCGACCTGATGGCATTGTTGAGGGAAAGACGTTATACAAAGAGATAATTACACCTACACCACCAGCGGATCATGACTACCCATTCAGAGGACTACAAGATAAATTGCACGGCATTAGATTCCAGGAGCTTACTACGGTTACTTCGGGATCTGGACAAGGAAAATCTACATTCTGCCGTCAACTTGCTACTAACCTATTATCCAAAGGAGAAAGGGTTGGGTACTTGGCACTTGAGGAATCTAACAGACGAACAGCCCTCGGCTTAATGTCATGTGCTCTCGGTAAGGCATTACACATAGGAGAACATGATGAACAAGAACTCGAATCCGCTTTTAAATCCAGTATTGCTAATTGGAATCTCTATTTGTTTGACGGCTTTGGCTCTTTTGACCCAGACGTTATTTACAATAGGATCGAATACCTTGCCAGTGGATTGGAGTGTCGTATTATATTCCTAGATCACCTTAGTATATTATTAAGTGGTCTTGATGGAGATGAACGACGTATGATAGATACCACTATGACAAAGTTAAGATCATTAACAGAACGTACTGGTATAGCATTGTTTTTAGTATCACATTTAAGAAGGAGTAATAATGATAGGGCTACGCACGAAGAGGGTGGCAGAGTGTCCCTCAGTCAGCTCAGAGGGTCTCATAGCATTGCTCAACTTAGCGATCAAGTCATTGCATTGGAACGAGACCAGCAAGCCGAGACTGAGAGAGACATTACGACTCTTAGAATCATTAAGAATCGTTATTCAGGTGAGACTGGATACGCTGGAAAGATAAAATTTAACTTAGAAACTTCACGTTTTACTGAATATGAAACTACGGAACCACCAATTTTCAACGCCTCCACGGATTTTTGATGGAGGGAGCGACATAAACAAATTATGAATGAACTAACTAAAGAACAGCATGATTGGATGTATCATGTTGATGATGATGTACTCTTTCATGAGGGTAATAACTATGATGAGGGTTCTTATTGTCAACCAGTGTTATATGAACATCCATGGTATAAACATGTAAGTAATAAATTAATTAGACCTAACCCACCTACCAAAGAGGCAGTTAGACGTGCCAAATTCAGAGATAAAACCTACCAATGGAGTAGGGACAATAATACTAGACCTAGAAAGTAATGGTCTATTAAACAATGCATCACGTATACATTGTATAGCATTACATTTCTGTGAAGATAATCTAACTGAAACCTTTAATGATGAAAGAATTTCCGATGATGCAAAGTACTTACCGATGGGTAACCGTTCGATCACAACAGCGATCACGACCCTCGAAACTGCAGATGTTGTTGTCGGTCATAATATTATCGGGTTTGATTTACCTCTCATTAAAAGGCTCTATCCTTTCTTCACTTATCCTCCTGTTATTATTGACACTCTGTTGTTATCTAGGCTTTATCATCCTAACTTATATGATATAGACGATAGAAAGAATCCAGATATACCAACTAAATTAAAAGGGTCTCATTCTCTTGAAGCTTATGGTCACCGTCTAGGTTTACACAAAGGAGACTTTGGTAAAGATACAGACTGGCAAGAATGGTCACAAGAGATGCAAGACTATTGTGTACAAGACGTTAAAGTTACAGAGAAGTTATGCGAACACTTCCGCCCCTACCTGCTTGGGTCTCTCTTGAGCACCAAGTAGCGCAAATACTTACTAAACAGGAACAACATGGATGGTATTTTGATGAGAGAGCTGCATGGGAGCTTGAGTCTACTCTCAGAAACGAACTTCAAGAAACTCATAAGATACTTCGAGACAGGTATCCTTTCGTCGCAGGACCGTTATTTACTCCAAAGCGAAATAACAAGACAAAAGGTTATATTGCAGGAGCAACGTTCACAAAACTAAAAGAACTTAACCCAACCTCAAGAGACCATATAGCATGGATATTGAAGACTCACAACAACTGGACCCCGACCTCATTGACGAAATCAGGGAAGGCGGTTATAGACGAGATCGTATTAAAAGATATAGGATCGGAGATAGCTCTGCTGTTTCTGAAATGTCTCGATATTACAAAGAGATTGGGGATGATCTCGGAAGGCGTGAACGCATGGCAGAAGCTTGTTACGACGTCTAGTAGAGTTCATCATCATTGTTCCACGGCTACATCTACATTTAGATGTGCCCATCGTAAACCAAATTTATCCCAAGTTCCAGCAGATGAAAGATTTAGGAAACTTTTTAAGGCATCCCCTAACATGGTTATGTGCGGTGCTGACCTTAGCGGTATTGAGCTTCGAGTATTATCCCATTATCTTGCGAGGTATGATGGAGGGCGTTATAAAGAGATCCTTATTACAGGAGACATCCATGCCGAAAATGCCAAACGCATCGGAATTACTAGAAGACAAGTTAAAACCGTCACCTATGCCTTCCTTTACGGAGCAGGTGACACCAAAATTGGATTAAGTTATGACCCACAATTATCCACGGACAAGGCGACAGAAAAGGGTAAGGAGATTAGGAAGGCATATATTGATGCCATTCCAGGTCTTAAAGAACTTCTGGAAGGCGTACACAAAGCTAGTAAGAGGGGTTTCGTTTATGGACTCGACCACCGTCGTATCCTCGTTGACTCGCGGCATAAGTCACTCAACTACTTATTACAAGGGTCGGCAGCGATTATCGCCAAAAGATGGATGGTATTAGCTAATGAACATCCTCTTAAAACCCCTAGACAGTTGGCTTTCGTTCATGATGAACTACAATTTGAAGTACAACCAGAAGAAGTAAATGACCTTAAATTCCACCTTGAATACTCCGCAGTTGTTGCAGGAGAACACTACAACCTTAGATGCCCTATCGCAGCAGAAGCTAAGTCTGGAGAGAATTGGGCAGAAGTCCACTGAATCCTTACTTATAGATGCAGACTTTATTGTATATAAATCTTGTGCGGCAGCAGAAACTGAAATTGATTGGAGCGATGATACTATCCTTGTCACTTCTAATTTCAATGATGCTTATACTGCCACGATACGAGAACTTACCAAGATTAGAGACCAATTTGGGGCATTCGCTCCTCTAATATTATTCTTCTCTGATTCTAAGAATTTTAGAAAAGATATTCTACCCGAATATAAAGGGCACAGAAATCGTAAAAAGCCTTGCGGCTATAAGCGTGTCATCAATAGGCTCAAGACTGAGTTTGATGTAATTATACTACCTCAATTAGAGGCAGATGATGCAATGGGTGTATACGCTACCCAAAATCCAGGTAATATAATTGTGTCTCCTGATAAAGACATGAGACAGATACCTGGTAAACTATATAACCTAGATAAAGTATTCACAGTCAGCCCTGAAGAAGGAGCTGCTTGGCATCTAACACAATCTATGGCAG